TGGCAATATATTTTGATAAATATCATTATGTACTCAACTCAAGTTTTCGTCTATACACAAAGACAAATCGTTATACTTTTATCAGGATTTTCCCCAAGGAGCTATATGCCTCAGTATGCCAAACCACTTACACTTAATAAGGGTGTAGATAATCAGATTCAGTTTCAGTTCTTAAATCAAGAACAAAAGCCCGTAGATATTACCGGTAAATCAATAGTCTGTAGGATTATTAGTTATGAAGGTACCGTGGTCCTACTACAAAAAGCATTAACACTGCAACTACCAGCAACTGGTATTGCCGCATTGTTTTTAAACTCAGCCGACTTAGCAAGTATCGATGCACAGAAGTGTTATTACTCATTAGAGATCCCTGTAGGAGAATTTGATTATCCGGTATTCGTTGATAGCAATGCCGGAGCACGTGGCGATATGAACATTGTTAATAGTATATTACCTAGCTTTGTTCCTTCAATGCCGGTAAGTATTCCTACTGGTCAAGACTTCCCTAATCTACACCCAGATGGTAATGGAGAAAGCAACATCACGTATTACACTAGCGTAGTTGATACCAACGATAGCCCAATACTAACACTTCAAGCACAATACAGTGACTTTTATGGTAACATTGTCATTGAAGGTTCTACCATTGTTGATGGAGATTGGTATCCTATATTAACTGACACATATAGCAATGTAAGTGATACAAAAGGTTATGTAGTTCAAGGTTATCACCCATATGTCAGAATGCAATTTGAAAGCAATAATGGTGCAGTCACTAATATTTTAACAAGATAATCAACCTAAACTATTGTTTATCTATGACAGTTGTGTTATACTACATAGATGTTTGATATCCTATCAGTAATTCCCGGAAAGAAAAAACTCACACACGGCGGATGGCATAGCTTTAATGCTATCTGTTGTAGCCGTCGTGGACATAAAACTGATACACGAGGTCGTGGTGGCATTAAATTTGATGGGCAATTTAATTGGTCATATCATTGTTTTAACTGTGGGTTCAAATGTGGGTTTATGTTGGGTAAAAGTATTACTCAAAATACTAAAAATATATTATTGTGGTCAGGAATTGATAGTACACAAATAAGTAAATGGAGTTTAGAAAGTTTACAACATAAAGATTTACTAGACTTCACTAACTTAAAAAAACAAAAATCAAAAATAAAATTTAAAGAACATACATTGCCTGAGGGTGAGTTAATCGATATTAATAACACATTGCACAAAGTATACGTTGATTATCTGTCTGCGAGGTCGATAAATTATAATGACTACCCGTTCTTAGTTACACCTAATGACACTGGCAGACAGTCAAACAGAATCATTATACCCTATACTTATAACAATAAGATTGTAGGGCATACGAGCAGATTCTTAGATAACAAAATCCCTAAGTATATTAACGAGCAACAACCTGGCTATGTATTTGGTTATGACTTTCAGAAACCCGATTGGGAAGTATGTTTGTTAGTTGAAGGTATCTTTGACGCATTAAGCTTAAATGCCTGTGCGTTAACACATAATACAATCAATGATGACCAAGCACAGATTCTAGCACAACTTAATAAACGTATTATCTTTATTCCCGATAGAGATAGTACAGGTTTAGAAACGTGTGATAGAGCATTGGAGCTAGGTTATAGTGTAAGTATTCCTGAGTGGGATGACAATGTTAAAGATGTAAATGACGCGGTAGTTAAGTATGGTAAGTTGCCTACATTACTCAGTATATTGAGTAGTGCGACAACTAGTAAAATCAAAATAGAACTACAGAGGAAGAAAATTGAAAAAAGATTACGAAAATAAAAAACAAATAGAGTATACAGTAGATGTTCAAAGAATATTTTTGAGCATGATGATAACTAACGCAGAACTCTACACAAGGGTTATGAACATTCTCAATAGCGAGAACTTTGATAGAACATTACGCCCAGTCGCAGAATTATACAAAGACCACACTGTGAAGTATGGTGTGTTGCCTGACCCTATACAGATTAAAGCAATAACTGGTCAAGACATTAATATGTTACCAGAAATGAGTGAAGGTCATTCAGATTGGTTCTTGGATGAGTTTGAAGCATTTACTCGCAGGCAAGAACTAGAACGAGCGATTCTTAAAGCGGCTGACTTGCTTGAGAAAAGCGGAGACTTTAGTCCAGTCGAGAAGATGATTAAAGATGCAGTACAAATCAGTTTACAAAAAGATATGGGCACTGATTACTTTTACGACCCGGCTGCACGTATCAACAAGTACTTTAACAGTGGTGGTCAGGTAAGTACAGGATGGTCACAAATGGATCGTATCTTATACGGTGGCTTCAGTCGGGGTGAACTGAACATTTTTGCAGGTGGTAGTGGTTCAGGCAAAAGTTTGGTTATGATGAATATAGCATTGAATTGGTTGCAACAGGGAATGAGTGGTGTTTATATCACATTAGAGTTGAGTGAAGAACTAACAAGTTTGCGAACTGATGCGATGTTGACCATGACAGGAACAAAAGCGATTCGCAAAGACATTGATAGTACTAGTTTGAAAGTTAAGATGGTTGGTAAAAAATCTGGAACATATCGTGTTAAAGCATTACCCGCACAAAGTAATGTGAATGATATTCGTGCTTATTTGAAAGAGGTACAGATTCAGACAGGTATTAAGATTGACTTTGTTATGGTTGACTACTTAGATTTGGTTATGCCTGTCAGTGTTAAAGTTAATCCTAACGACCAGTTCATCAAAGACAAGTATGTTGCAGAAGAATTACGTAACTTAGCTAAAGAGATGGGCATATTGATGGTGACTGCAAGTCAGTTGAATCGTAGTGCTGTTGATGAGATTGAGTTTGACCACAGTCACATTGCAGGTGGTATCAGTAAGATTAATACTGCTGATAACGTGTTTGGTATCTTTACAAGTCGAAGTATGCGTGAACGTGGAAAATATCAGATTCAATGTATGAAAAGTCGTAGTTCAACTGGTGTAGGACAAAAGATTGACTTAGACTATGATATTGAGACTATGCGTATTAGTGACAGTGACCCTGATAATCAGAATAGTTATACTCCTAAGCCCAGTGCTAATGATATTATGAGTCAATTAAAGCCTCAAAGTACACTAGCATCAACATCGCCTATCATAGATCAGTCTACAGGAGAGATATTAGAGCCGGAAAACAAGCGTATTATAGCGGATGTACAAGGTTCTAAGCTAAAAGCAATGCTGAATAGTTTAAAGAAATAAACCTAAAAGTAGATAAATACTATTAGGAAACTAATATGCAAAAACAAACTCGCAGTCTACTAGAGGAATTAGAAGCTATTGGTAATAATAGGGACACGACCCACATTATTGAGAGTCGTGGCCACAATATTATCACAAGTGCTATCAATCTAATAGAAATGATTAATCGTAACTATAGTCCTGAACAAGCCGCTATTTTAGAGCGTAAACTTTTAGGTGCTATAAAGAGCAAGGATCAAGCAAAGTTTTCTAAATCTTTAAAGAAAAATCGAGATAATGAATCTAGTTGAATCACTGGCACTATTAACAACTAAAATTGACCAAATATCTAATGTCATTACAGAAGATAAAGGTCACTTAGATCATCCAGAAGATTTAATATTCTTACGTGGTGTAGATGGCGCCAACCAAGCCGTTCAAGCAATGGCCGATACAGTAGCTAAACCCGAAAAAGTTACAATCAAATGGGACGGATATCCTGCATTAATATTTGGTCGTAATAGTAATGGTAAGTTCACTATATTAGATAAGCATATGTTCAATAAAAAAGATGGTAGTGGCCGTCAAGTATTCAGTCCAGAACAGTTTGCTCAATATGACCAAGCACGTGGCGTAAATCGGTCAGACCTACATCAGCTTATTGCACAGATATGGCCTGGACTAGAAAAGTCTGATAGAAGTAAGGGCTATTATTGGGGTGACTTATTATTCAGTAAACCATTAGTAGAAAAGAACGGGCTGTACACATTCAAAGCAAACCCTAATGGCATTACATATACAGTAGATGCAAATAGTGAATTAGGAAAGTTCTTTGATGGGAAAAACTCTGGTATCGTAGTCCATCAATATATTGCACCCGATGCATTAACAACAGACCAAGCAACACCATTAGATGGTACTATCGGTAAGCTTAAGAATAACAGTGATGTAGCTATATTACCTGCTAAGATGCCAATCACTCCCAAACTAAAAATCAGTTCTACTTTACTTAAAAAAGCACAAGCCACTATACAAAAATATGGTCAAGCAGTAGAACAGTTAATGACAACTGCACCGCAAGCTAGAAATACGTTCAATCAACTATTCACTACATATATTAATAAACGTATTGTAGCAGGGGACTTGAATGAGTTGTTAAATGGATTTATGGAATATGTTAACTCTAGACCAATGACTGATAAGATGCGTGAGAAGATTAATCAGCACTTAGCTGCCAATAAAGCAGGACTAGTTGGTGCATTTAGTATATGGGTAGCTATTTACAATCTTAAAATGAACATTGTGGATCAACTTAATAAAGCCGCAATGACAGCCCCTGTCAAAGGTTATTTACAAGACGGTACTCAAACCCAAGAGGGTTTTGTTAGCCACG